AATCAGCGGCATAAAATCGAGTAGTCTAACGGGCTAGTGCTATATTCATCGCTAGTCCCTACATAATGCAGACCTAGCCCTATCTGTGGACGAAGCAGGGCTACTAAAACGGTATAATAATTAGGTAAACGATTTATTAAGTCGTTTAGTATGGCGGAGATATTTTTGTTACCTAGGTAGCAAAGCCACGACCTGACTGGGCTGTACAGTTATCCAGTTTTCAGTCTACCCATTAACAGAGTGTGTAGGTGTTATCACCTTAACGTGTTAACAAGTAATTATATTTCAGTGTGACGTGGACACCCACTTCACGCTATTTTGCATCGGAGAAACAAATGCGTCCCGTGTATGAAAGTGAGTTTGACCGTAGTAACGAGGGTTACATAAAGAAGTATATAGAATCTAAAGGTAAGTTTACATATGAGAAGTCCGAACCATTCTCCTCTATAGACGGCTTACTATTCCAAGATGGTAAGCATGTAGGCAATGTAGAAATCAAAACCCGAACTAATGCGAGCGATAAGTACCTCACTTATATGATAAGTGCTATGAAGGTTGATAGCATATTACGTATGAGCAAAGAGGATAAAGTAATACCCTTATTAATTGTGCGGTTTACTGATGGAGTGTTTACGGTAGTTCTGGAAGATAGGTACGAGAAACGCCTAGGAGGTAGGCACGATAGAAACGATAGCCACGACACTGAAACATGTATGTATATACCAATGACGGAGTTCGTACAGATATGAAGATAGTAGATGATAAGGCGTTATTACTTACGCTACGTAACCCCGCAAAGGTTACATCGGTTATACCAAAGAGCAGGGAGTTAGCAAACAACCAAGTACTTGTTAACTGGGGATTAGAAGAGACACAGGTACTGCGCAACATGAACATCAACGCGCCATCCCCCATAGAATCTAAGTACGATTGGACAGGTAAGTACACTCCGTTCGATCATCAGAAGACTACAGCTAGTTTTTTCACGTTGAACCGCAAGGCTTTCTGCTTTAACGAGCAGGGTACAGGCAAGACTGCCAGTGCTATATGGGCGTCAGACTACCTTATGAAGCAGGGGGTGATACGTCGAGTGTTGGTGGTGTGCCCCCTATCTATTATGGATTCCGCATGGCGCAACGACTTATTTAGCTTTGCTATGCACCGCAAGGTAGACGTGGCCTATGGAGCAAAAGACAAACGCGCCAAGATAATCGAAGGCGATGCTGAGTACGTGATAATAAATTATGATGGGGTGGAGATCGTAGCGGATGCCGTGGCTAATGGAGGGTTTGACCTCATAATCGTTGACGAGGCTACGCACTACAAGAACCCGCAAACAAAACGATGGAAGACCATGAACAAGTTAGTGGGGCCAAGCACGTGGCTGTGGATGATGACGGGTACCCCTGCTGCACAAAGCCCAACTGATGCATACGGTATAGCCAAACTCGTTAACCCCAATGGCGTGCCCAGATTTTTTGGGTCGTTCCGTGACCAAGTGATGCGCAAGGTAACAAACTTCAAGTGGGTGCCCAAAGAAGACGCTACCAATACGGTGCATAGGGTACTGCAACCAGCCATACGGTTTACCAAAGACGAGTGCCTTGACCTACCACCTATGGTGTACACCAAAAGAGAAGTACCCCTTACCCGACAACAGTTGAAGTACTACAAAGAACTGAAGAACAAGATGGTAATGCAGGCGGCAGGGGAACAGATAAGTGCTGCCAATGCCGCAGTTAACATGAACAAGTTACTACAAATATCCGCAGGTGCAGTGTATACCGACAAGGGGGACGCAGTAGAGTTCGACATATCCCCCCGATATAAGGTACTACGTGAAGTCATAGACGAGTCTAGTAAGAAGGTGCTAGTGTTCGTACCCTTCAAACATACGATTGACCTACTGACTAACAAGCTACGCGATGACGGTATATCTACGGAGATAATACGTGGGGATGTGAGTGCCGGTAAGCGTACGGAGATATTCAAGCGATTCCAAGAAGCTGATGATCCTAGAGTGCTGGTCATACAACCCCAGTCAGCGGCACACGGAGTAACATTAACTGCGGCAAACACGGTGGTATGGTGGGCACCTACAAGTTCCTTGGAAACCTACGCGCAAGCCAACGCTCGTGTACACAGATCAGGCCAAGATCACAAATGTACCGTCGTCCAGCTTCAAGGTTCGCACGCAGAGAAACGTGTTTACGCACTACTCGATAACAGAATAGACATTCACACAAAAATGATTGACCTTTACAAAGAAATACTTGACTAGCTAATAATAAGGCAATAAAGTGTACGTCCCGTTAGTAAAGGAGCGTGTAATGAGTGAAGGAAAGTCTACCGCCGAACAGTTGACCAAGGTTTATCTCAAGATTAAAGATAAGCGTTCAGAACTATCGGCGGCGTTTAAAGAAGAGGACGGCAAACTGACTGAGCAGATGGACAAGGTAAAGAAAGCCTTGTTGGAGTACTGCAAGGAGCAGGGCGTCGATAGTGTAAAGACTTCAGCAGGATTGTTTTATAGGTCTGCCAAGACTAGGTACTGGACTAGTGATTGGAGCAACATGCACGAATTTGTTTTAGAGCATGAGGCACCCGAGTTATTAGACAAACGACTAAATCAGGCAAACATGAAGCAGTTTTTGGAAGAGAACCCCGACCTTGTGCCTAAAGGTCTTAACGTAGACTCAGAATATGTAGTCTCAGTAAGGAGGAAATAATGGCGGCATTTGTCCCAATTGAAACCGTAGCGAAGCACTTTGCAGTGTCTATCTCTACCGTACGTGCGTGGATACGCACCGATAAAATCCCGAGCGATACCTATATAAAGGTAGGTTCTACTTACAGGTTTAAGTTACCGGAGTTAGAAGCCGAACTTTTGGGTAAGCCTACGGCAGTTGTAAATGAAGCACCCCAAGATGACGTGATGTACGAGCAGTTAGAGTTAGACTTGGATGAAGACGCCTGATGAGTAGCAATGGACTACGCCGAATCAGCATACGTGGTGGCAAGTTTCACGTTATAGCTGATGGTGAAGAAGTTACTAGAGACTTAGGTTATATGGATGTGGTTATAGTAAACGCCGCTCCAGTTTCTCGCGCTTACTATGGCGATGCGTACGACCCCAATAGGGTTGCGGTACCTACGTGTTGGTCTGCCGACACACAAGTACCTTCAGTAGATGTACCCCAAGAGCAACGGCAAGCAATGCGTTGTATGGACTGCCCTCAAAATATAAGAGGTTCTGGCCAGTATGGGGGTAGGGCTTGCCGGTTTGGACAACGGTTAGCAGTTGTATTTCGGGATAACCCCGAAGAGGTGTATCAGTTACAGATACCTGCCACGTCTATATTTGGCAGTGCTAATAGCGGAGATATGGGTATGCAAAACTATGCTCGGTTACTCGCTAAACATGACACGCCTGTAGTTACTATCACCACCAAGATTTATTTTGATGAGGGTAGTGCAGTACCAAAACTTTGCTTTAAGCCGGTAGACCGCTTAGACGAAGACACACTTGAGAGGGTTTCGGCCATGATTGACCATGAAGATACTATTCAGGCTATCACTATGTCTATCCCTACAACAAGTGAACCTGTGTCTCCGTTTGGTGTGGTGGAAGGTTTCGAGCTAAATGCAAACTAATTAATTAGGATTTATCAAATGGCTACAAATAATCAATATGTAATCTCAAACGTCGAAGCCTTATGGCCCCGTATTAACAAGACTTACAAGTTCGATAACGCAGAGAACCGCACTGTACCGTGTGACGCGTTTGACGAAGGCGCTAAGTATGAGACCCGCTTCCGCATGACTAAAGACCAAGCCAAGGCTCTGTTCATGGAGATGGTTAAAGCGTATGAAGCCAAGAAAGAAAAGGGTTGGCCCGACAAGTTTGATATGCCCTTCAAGAAAGAAGAAGATGGCACTTACACGCACAAAGCATCACTGAAAGGTGCGTACGGTAAAGACGCTACGTTTAAGCCTGTACAATACGACGCAAAAAGCGTTAAACTACCAGACGACTTCATGCTTACCACAGGTAGCACTGTCAACGTAGCGGTTACGTTTACTCCATACAACATGCGCGAAGCGGGTGTGTCCCTCCGATTACGTGCGGTACAGGTTATTAAGTATGTACCTATGGAAGCCGCATCGCCTTTCGGTGCTGTAGAAGGTGGGTTCCAGTTCTCAGCGGAAGATAACCCGTTTGAAGTAGCTGAAGCCCCTGCCCCTGCCCCCGCGGAAGTAGTAACTGATGAGTTGTTTGGGGATGACGAACCCGCAAAAGTCGAGGAGCCGAAGAAAGTAGTTAAGAAGAAGGCACCCGCACCAAAAGCATCTGACGATGCACTGGCTGATATAGTGGCCGACTGGGACGACTAGTCCCTGCAAGACTAAACTGTAGCTAGGACATATTCCGAAAAGGGCGTGCAAGCGCCCCTGCTACGATACCTCTCGGATTTAGGTATATATTATGCAAGTAGAAAGTTTTTTAAGAAGGGTATTGGGGGAAGATGGGCATTACTGCTTGTTCTCTTTCCGTACGAAGGATGACAGGAGGGTACAGAAGTTCTACACCTCCGTAGGGGATATGGCTGATGCCGCACGTGACCTAGACAGCAAAGGGTATGATTCTTATTTTGCACTTAGTACATTTAAAGAAACAAACTCACGCAAAGTAGATAACGTACACCAGTTAAAGTCTTTCTTTTTAGACCTCGACTGTGGGGCTACCAAGGACTATCCAGATCAAGATAAAGCCCTTGTGGCATTACAGGGGTTCTGTAAGACGTTATCACTACCCAAACCTAAACTGGTTAACTCTGGGCGGGGCGTTCACGCATACTGGTTCCTTTCGGAGTCGATAGGGCTGGACGACTGGCTCCCTGTGGCAGAGCGCCTAAAGAAGTTATGTGTTGAACACGGACTACTGGCTGACCCCGCCGTCACTGCCGATGCCGCTAGGGTACTGCGTGTACCTACTACGCACAACTACAAGACTGACCCACCATCACCTGTAGAGTTCTTTGGGGATGACCATCCTGATGACGTAGACTTTGACAAGTTCTCTACGCTGTTGGGAGGGGGGTTGATACCAGTTCCCAAGAAAATGACCCCCTCGGGTAGCAACGCCGTCATGGATGCGTTGATGGGTAACAAGCAAAACAAGTTTAAAGACATCATAGCTAAGACCATGAACGGCACTGGTTGCGACCAGATAAAGACTATATGGAAAGACCAAGAGAATTGCAGTGAACCCATGTGGAGAGCGGGACTGTCTATCGCTAAGTTCTGCGTGGACTCCGAATCTGCGGCTCACAACATATCTAAGAAGCACGAGGGCTACACTCCCGAGGACACACGGGAGAAGATGGAGCTGATTAAAGGCCCGTACAAGTGTACGTCTTTTGACGAGTTTAATCCTGACGTGTGCCCGAACTGCCCTAACTGGGGCAAGATAAAATCTCCTATAGTGCTAGGCAGTAGTGTGGTGGAGGCAACAGAAGCAGACAACATCGTAGAAGTACCTGCGTTAGACCTACCCTTTGCGCCTGCCACTACCTATGTTATTCCGGCATACCCTAGACCTTTCTTTAGGGGAACCAACGGTGGTGTTTACATACGGACTACCAATGCCGAGGGCGATCCTGATGAGAAGGTCGTATATCACAATGACCTGTACGTGGTTAAACGTATACAAGACGTGGAGATGGGCGAGGCTGTAGTTGTCAGACTACACTTACCTAAAGATGGAGTTAGGGAGTTTACAATCCCACTTACCTCCGTTACCTCCAAAGAAGAATTACGGAAGCAGATGTCCATGAACGGGGTAGCTGTTTCGAGGATGGATGATCTTATGACTTACATGACAACATGGGTAAACGAGTTACAGGCTACCAGCGTTGCAGACGAAGCACGTAGGCAGTTTGGGTGGACTGACGATTCATACACATCATTTGTAGTAGGCAACCAAGAGATATTCGCAGATAGTATAAAGGCCAACCCTCCTTCCACCCCCACGGTGGGCTTGTTCCATGCGTTTGAACCCAAGGGTACTTTGCAAGAGTGGATCGACATGGCTAACTTCTACGACCGTGACGGGTTTGAACTACATCAGTACATAGTTGCGTCCGCGTTTGGATCACCTCTTATGGCACTTAGTCCGGTAGCTTGCTCGGGGTTCCACGTGCATAGTAAGGAGAGTGGCCTTGGTAAGACTACTGCTATGTTCGTAGGGGCATCTGTATGGGGCAACCCCGAAGAGTTAGTGCTGGATAAGAACGATACGCAAAACTCTAGGATGCTACGTGGAGAAGTGTACCATAACCTGCCACTGTACATTGACGAGATGACTAACGCTAAAGGCGACGACCTATCAGACATGGTGTACCAACTGACTGGGGGTAAACAGAGGAACCGCATGACTGGCGGTGGGGCAAATACGGAACGGGCACGCGGTAAGCCTTGGAGCCTACAGGCTGTCACTACAGGTAACACTAGCATCATCGAAAAGATAAGCATGTACAAGAATGGGCCGAAGGCGGAGGCTCAACGTATGCTAGAGACCAAGGCAGTTAAGCTGTTTAAAGAAGCGGGAACTAAGAGCATTACTGATGCCCACGCACGCAACGCCGTGTCTATATACGGCCACGCCGGAACGGTTTACATACAGTACGTTATGAAGAACCTAGAAGAAGTAAAGAAGCTACGCGACTCCGTGCAGGCAAAGATAGATGAAGTGGCAGGACTCACTGCTGAGAACCGATTCTGGTCAGCAGGTGCGGCAAACAACCTGACAGGTGTACTCGTGGCTAAGAAGATAGGGCTAGTTAACTACGACACTAACAAGCTGTTTAAGTATGTTATCAAGTTACTACGTGAGAACTTAAATGCGGTAGCTGACATGGGTTCTTCTGCGGCAGATACCCTCAACGACTATATCCACGAGCATTGGGGTAGCATACTTAAAATCAAGAGCAGTGACGACCTACGCAAGAATCAGGGCAACGGCATGGACGACCTAGTTATACCCGAACTAGACCCTAAAGTGCGGCTAGTTGGTAGGTATGAGACTGACCTCAAACGTGCGTACCTAATACCTAAACCACTGAAGGCGTGGTGTGGGCGACAGCAGATAAACTATGGATCGTTTATACAGGAACTCAAAGATGGCTTTGGGGCTAAGACCACCAAGGTGCGACTTACTAAAGGTACTACTACAGTACTACCCTTAACGCACGTGTTGTTTGTGGACTGCTCCAAGGTAGATGTAGAGACACAGTAACGTGTTAATGGTAGATGACATATCCCCTGACGGAATAAAAATCGTAACAAACTGGGGCGCTATGCACGTGGGGGCGTCTGTTTTTATACCGTGTATTAACACACAGAAAGCTAAGGAACAGGTTGTAAAGCTGTTTAAACGTAAGAAATGGCAAGTTAAAACAAAAATAGCCATAGAAAATGGCAAATTAGGT